TAGCACTCTCGGACTCCTTGATAGTGGATTCTCATGTCTCTGGTCTCCCAGTCACATGGCGGGTATCACCCCTGTCCTAATATACATTACCCCGTGCTTGACCACGTAGGTTATTCTGTCACATCCTATGAAACATCCGTCGATGTTTCAAGAGCGGAGTATCGGAATCGAACCGACGACATCTAACTTGGAAGGATAGCGTTCTACCGCTGAACTAACTCCGCATATGAGACAATCATAAACCATATAGGTTTGATTGTCAAGTGTCGATGAAAGGACTTGAACCTTCACAGATTAATCTACTGGAACCTAAACCCAGCGCGTCTACCAATTCCGCCACATCGACTTGATGGAGCAAGTGTGATATATCTCATAAGGATATAACAGTGACTTACCCTCTATCTTACCACGGCATTCTGGTTTATCTTTCCAGTGCAAGTGGTAACACCCCTGGTAGGATTTGCACCCACGACCAACGCTTTAGAAGAGCGATGCTCTATCTCCTGAGCTACAGGGGCATATTATCATATTCCCAATGACAATTAGGACATAATGCCATTAGGTTTTCTTTGGAGTTTATAACACTTATAAGTGTATCTCCTTCAAAAGTTGAAATTCCTTTTTTATGAGCAATCTCAACATGTTTATTATAACCGCACTTTTCGCAAGTGTCAAGCCCCAATTTCTTAGCGATTGCTCTTGCTCTAGTGCGTACTAATGCATATGCAGAAGACCTATGATGTTTTTCATAGATTGCTTCTGTCAATGTCATATCCTTTACCTCTTTGGTTTTTAACCATTCAAGGTAATGCTTTTTACATCTTGCTCTTTGTGCGTTAATAAGTTTTCCACAATCTAAACATTTATGTTCTGGTTTTCTTTTTGGGCTAACTCTATTATTATAAGAATTGGCACAACTTCTACCACAAAATTTAGTTTTAGTTGGATTACCACACTTTAAGCAAGCATTCATATTGGAACATATAACTAATATTATTTATAATAATACTAGGTTCCAATATTATCACTCCTCTTTGCAATCGTCAACCCATGGAGCACATAACCTCATTTCACCTCCTAATAGTTTTTGAGCCTCAGAGTTATCTGGAGATTTCTCTATCAACCGGGACAAAGGTAGTCTACTGTCATTAGAACCCTCTGTCAAGCGTCCATACTCACGAATCGCCTTATCCACATCTCTCTCAACTCTCCTCTCCAGAACACCAGGATCTTGAAGTAGAACATCGTTGATTATGGTCTGAGGACCTAAACCTCGTCTAGGAGGTCCCAGAGGCGCTCCTGTGACGCTCCTGTGCATTGAGGAGGGTCACTACAATACCACTGAGTATGATGCTTATAAGGATTATCTGCTTCTTATCAGGTCTCTTCTTTCCAAAGTTAAAATTAAACATAAAAAAAGAGGAGTAGCAACCACTCCCCTATATTTATTATTTTATCACATCATTCTTCTGCGATCTCTTTTTCATCTTCATCAGACCCATCTACTGGTTCTGCTACAGTCACTCCGATTTGAGAAAGATATTCAATCGCACCATCAACTCTAAGAAGTAAATCTCTTTTTGTTGTTAATAAAGCAGATAGTTGTTCATATTCTTCCTTAAGTGCTTGTCTTTGCTTAAGAAGATTTGTAAGATGTTCTTGCTGTTCAGTCATAATAATTGCACATTTGCTTCTTATTTATAAAATTAATCTTCGGATTCTAAAGAAACAATCTCAAGTTCATCTCCTTCGGGTTCAATCCACTCATAAAACTCCGCAAGAATAGACCTTGCATCCTCTTTTGAAACACTCATATCAGCAGCACGGTCAAGAGACCACTCTCGCACATGTCCAACAATGTCCTCAGTCGTCATTACCATAGTAGTCTTTTCTGAAATATCTGGACAATACATTCGAATTGTAGAATGCTGGTTCTCCCGTGTCAAGGGCTTCTGTGAGGACATTGTTGACGAAGAGTTGTCGGGTCTCCTCATAGTTTGTTTTGCCCTTTGTTTTATGTAATGATAAGATAGTTCTACTAAAATTTTCTCTGCCAAATTTACCAATGTCTTCTTTAAGTTCCGGACAAGACCCATAATAGTTTTTCCAATCAGATTCCGATTTTACTTTTCTTTTTTTGCCTTTAGGAGTTCTGAACTGCCACAGATATTTCCTCCCAATGTATTTTCTGTTGTTGGACTTATTGGTAATGAGATAAACAAAGCCAAAGTAGTCCCCAATATCATCGCTGGTAAAAGGTTTACCATTATAAAACCAAGGGTTTTCATAGTCAATATCTGTACTCATCAAGCATATCAAGAACCTTGTTCAGATATTTATTAGCAAGATCTTTGGGATTAGAATGCCAAGTTGGATCGTCATATAACTGTGCTTTTAATTTTAAAATACGAATCTTAAATTCGTCTTTGCTCATTTGGTTTTTTGACACAATAAAAAAGAGGAGTGTTACCTCCTCTATCTATAATATTAAGTAGTTATGCCTACTCCCCATTCTTTACAATAGTCATAATCACCAAACAAATATTCATCACACTCTGCTGCCTCAATATAGGCATTCATGATTTCCTGTTCGCACCATTCATCATAGTTTGAATCCTGAGAAAGTATTTTTGGTAACATCTTGTTTGATTCCGCCAACTACATATGATTCTACCTCAGTTTCCTGGGGAGCAACCTGAAGACCTTTGGAAGAAATCCAGTGCTGAGTCCAAGGAAGTGGGTTATTGTTTGCTGCGATATCGTATTGGGGCTTTAACCCAATTGCTTTAAGTCTTCGGTTTGCAATCCACTCTACGTATTGTTGAAGAAGTTTGTCGTTAAGTCCAATCATGCTGCCATCTTTGAACAGATAATCTGCCCATCTTTTTTCTTCATTTACAGCACGATCAAACATAGCATACGTCCACTCCTCCTCTTCTTTCATAATCTGCTTCATTTCTGGATCATCACCATCACGCCACTTATTCAGAATATTCTGTGTAATGGCTAGATGTTGGTTTTCGTCTCTTGCGATGAGAGAGATGATTTTAGCGGATCCTTCCATAAGCTTAAGTTCGCCAAAGGCGAAACTACAAGCAAAACTAACGTAGAAGCGAATACCTTCAAGAATGTTAACGTTGGCGACTGCTCTGTACAGTTTTCGTTTGACATCGTTGAGTGTTTCTTTTGCGTATGATACTCCTTCAAGATTGTGCATCCAAGCATCGGATACACCATACTGTTGAGATGATTGAATAAAGTCATCATATGATTCCGTAACGCTCTTAGCACGTTCCAGAATGCGTTCATCAGTCACAATCTTATCAAACACCTCACTTGGGTCAGAATATACATTTTTAATAATGTAGGTATATGAGCGTGAGTGAATCATTTCCATGAATCCCCACACCTCCATACATGCTTCCAATTCAGGAAGTGAGCAATATGGAATAAATGCCATACCAGGTCCACGACCCTGAATAGAATCAAGCATAATCTGATACTTCAGGTTAGAAGTATAGATATGCTTCTGCTCAGGACGAAGTGTTTGATAGTCTCCACGATCCTTCTGGAGAGATACCTCTTCAGGTCTCCAGAAGTATCCTAATTGCTGAGTTGTTAGTTTATCGAATACAGGATATTTGTATGAATCATATCTTTGAACTCCCAAAGGTTTTCCAAAAAACATTGGTTGTTTTTTAGTATTCACTTGATCAGTATTAAAAACTGTCATTCCTTTAATATTTGTTTGGGGTTCTTCTGTTGAAGAAATCTTAAACTGCACAGGATTCACACTCTCCCTCCTCTACTGAACTTAACTCACTTAGCAAATCTTGAAGATTGGGTTTTTCATCTTCTACCTCATCACTCTTCATATCATGTGTGTTTTGATAGTAAGAAGTTTTCCACCCGTACTTGTATGTAGTCAAAAAGTCATTTGCCATAACTGAGACAGGAACTTCATTGTCTGGATAGTTCTCTGGATTATAAGACCAGTTTCCAGAAATCGCTTGATCAAAGAACTTTTGCATAACAGAGACAATATTAATATACCCATTATTGCTAGGCATATCCCAAAGAAGCGTATAAGCATTCTTAAGAGTATGATACTGGGGAACAATCTGTTTGAGTGGCCCTTTCTTACTTTTCTTAATGGACAAGAACCCGCGTGGAGGTTCGATTCCATTAGTTGCGTTTGACACAACGGAACTGCTCTCCGATGGCATCTGTGCGGACAGTGTGCTGTGTCGGAGACCGTGCTCCAGGATAGATGCTCTAAGACCTTCCCAATCATGTTGATACTTAATAGATGAAATTTCGTCTACATCCTTTTTGTATGTATCAATAGGAAGGATGCCATCAGCATACTTAGTGCGCCCAAAGTATTCGCAATAACCTTTTTCTTTGGCAATCCGATTAGAAGCTTTCAGAAGATAGAATTGGAAAGACTCAGAGAGTCCGTGAACAGCATCCCAGGCTTCCTGTGAATCATAATTATATCCAAGTTTTGCCAAATAGTGTGCTAGACCAATAAACCCTATACCAAGAGAACGACGGGCCTTAGTGGCGATTTCTGCCGCTACTATGGGGTACTTTTGATAGTCAATCAACTCTTCTAACCCACGAACAGAAAGGTCACAGAGTTCCTCAAGTTCATCATCAGATTTTACTTTGCCAACATTAATAGCAGAAAGAATACACAGAGCAATTTCTCCGATTTCATCATCAATGTGCTGTAGAGGATCTGTAGGCAGAGTGATTTCCTGGCACAGATTACTCATATTCACCTTATCCTTGAAGGAAGAGTGTGAATTACAGTGGTCGATGTTCATGATATAGATTCGGCCCGTTTCTGCACGTTCCTTAAGAAGGTTAAGGATGAGTTCTTGTGCTTTAACAGTTTTTTTCGGAATGGACGAATTCTTTTCATATGCACAGTAGAGATCATCAAACTCAGGGAATCCGAAAGAATCATAAAGTCCAGGTACATCATGCGGGGAGAAAAGAGAAATTTCACCGTCTTGAATAAATCTTTCATAGAACAACTTGGAAATCTGAATAGAGTAATCAAGTTTACGGACACGATTATCTTCCGTTCCCTTATTATTCTTAAGAACAAGAATGTCCTCTATTTCTTGGTGCCAGATTGGGAAGTGGACTGTCGCGGATCCACCTCGTATGCCATTTTGCGTACAACATCTGACAGTCGCTTCAAACTTCTTGAGAAATGGTACAACACCCGTGTGTTGAACTTCTCCCCCTCTGATTTTGCTGTTGATGCCACGGATCCTACCAGCGTTGATGCCGATTCCCGCCCTCTGTGCAACGTATCGGCCAATAGCCATATCAGAACTAAAGATACTATCGAGGGTGTCATCAACATCAACAAGGACACAGCTAGCAAATTGTCTAAGCGGAGTTCGCACTCCCGCCATGAT